AAACTCCAAGAAATGGATGAAGCTGAAGACAAAATGGATGAAGCTTATGACGATTCTATGGCAGAAATGGAAGAAGGGTATGGAAAAGACAAGATGGGTGAAATGGATCTAGACGAGATCTTAGCAGAGTTAGAAAAAGAAGAAATGTCTGAAGCTGATGAAGCTGAAGATAAATATTCTTTAAATGAAGAAGAAGACATGGATCTAGATGATATGTCTGAAGATGAGTTAAAAAAACTTATTGAAGATGTAATCGAAGACATGGTAGCTGCTGGAGAGCTTGAAGCCGGTGAAAAATTCGGAGGTGAAATGGAAGATGAAGAAATCGACCTTGAAATTGAAGATGATGAAATGGGTGGAGAGATGGAAGATGAAGAAATGTCTATTGATGAACTTTTATCTGAAATGGATTCTTTAGATGAAGAAGAAGAGTTAAAAGAAGGTTTACTTGATTTCTTAAAAAAGAAAAAAGCTGAAGCCCCTAAAACTAATAAACCTGCTACATTAGTAGGTGTTGATTGGGATGGGAATTATATCTATTCAGATGATCCAAGGTTAAAAGAAATGAAGAAAAAAGACAAAGAGCTTGAAAAAGCTGAAGAAGTAATTCAAGAACTTAGATCTGAACTTCATGAAATTAATCTTTTAAATTCTAAACTTCTTTATACCAACAAAATCTTCAGAAGTAAAAATTTAACTGAATCACAAAAAGTAAAAGTTTTATCTACATTTGATAAAGCAGAAACTGTAAAAGAAGTTAAACTAGTATATGAAACATTAAGTGAGTCTTTAAAAGCAAAAACTGCTTCTCCACTTAAGGAATCATTAGGTATGGCTTCAAAACCTGCAGGAAATGCTCCTAAGCGTCAAATCTTAGAATCAAATGATGCATTTTTAAGAATGCAAAAATTAGCAGGAATTATTCAATAATTAAATTAAATTAACAAAATGGCAAATCAATTACAAACTCTTTTAGAGAGTTCTGCCCAATGGAAAAATGTACAGTCTGATGCAGTTAGACTTGCTAAAAAATGGGAAAGAACAGGACTTTTAGAGGGCCTATCAAAACATGATAAATCAAACATGGCCCTTATGCTTGAAAACCAAGCAAAACAATTAGTAGTAGAATCATCACAAACTGGTGGTGGTACTTCATCTGTAGGTAGTTTTACAGCAGGAACAGGTGAGCAATGGGCTGGTGTAGCTCTTCCACTTGTAAGAAAGGTATTTGGTCAAATCGCAGCAAAAGACTTCGTTTCAGTTCAACCAATGTCTCTTCCTTCAGGTCTTGTATTCTTCCTTGATTATCAATATGGCACTTCTAAAGCTATAAGTGGTGTTAACACTCCATTTAACGTAGGTGGTGATGTATTTGGTAATGGTTCTACCTATGGTGTAACTGATGCTGCAGGTGATCCAACTGATGGTTTATATGGAGCAGGTAGATTTACTTACTCTACTAATAATACCTCATCTTATCTTGATGCTACAGTAGCAACCGCATCATGGGCTGATTTTAACTTTGACTCAAATTTCTCAGCTTCAGCCGCTGCAGATGAGTATAAAACTCTTACTATTGACTTTGCAGGTACAAATGCTGATTTAAAAGCAGCTAGAGGTTTCTTAATTGCATCTGGTTCAGACTTCAACGAAGCTAATAACCTCCCAGCATTTACTAAAGTTAGTGGAACTAATGTAACCTTTGTTTTAACAGGCTCATTAGGCGCTGAATTAGCTTCTTATTCAAATGTTACTGCTTCATTCCAACTTCAACCAACTGATCAATTCAGAGGTGACTTTGAAGATAATAACACTGGTCTTAATGCTAATAATGCAACAGGAACATTTGAAATTCCAGAAATTAACGTTAAGCTTAAGTCAGAGGCTATTGTTGCTAAAACTAAAAAGCTAAAGGCTGTATGGACTCCTGAGTTTGCACAAGACCTTAATGCTTACCAAAACTTGGATGCTGAAGCTGAATTAACTTCAATCATGAGTGAATACATTTCAATGGAAATTGACTTGGAAATCCTTGATATGTTAATTGGTGATGCTTTAACAACTGAACAATGGTCGGCTCAGAACAATATTTCTCTAAACTCTTCAGGTGTTGCTACTAATTTAGGATTCTACAATTCACAAGGTCAGTGGTTCCAAACTCTAGGTACTAAAATCCAAAAAGTATCTAATATTATTCACCAGAAAACTCTTAGAGGTGGTGCTAACTTCTTAGTATGTTCTCCAACTATTGCAACTATTCTTGAATCAATCCCAGGATTTGCTTCAACTAGCAATGGTGATGCAGCTGAGATGTCTTATGCATTTGGTGTTCAGAAAGTAGGTCAGCTTAATAGCAGATACCAAGTTTACAAAAACCCATACATGACTGAGAATACAATCTTAATGGGTCTAAAAGGTACTCAATACCTTGAAGCTGGTGCTGCCTTTGCTCCGTACATTCCATTGATCATGACTCCTCTAGTATACGATCCAGATACCTTCACTCCAAGAAAAGGTCTCTTAACTCGTTATGCTAAGAAGATGTTAAGACCAGAATTTTACGGTAAAATCTACGTAGCAGGATTGAACACTCTTTAATAGAGTACTAAACTAAAGAGAGAGCCTAGAGAAATCTAGGCTCTTTTTGTTTCCTAATATTTCTTATTATATTTATAGCTGTTTAAAATAAGTAAATAAGTAAAAATGAAAGAAACCCCATCTCAACTGTCTATCCCTGCGTATGTAATGAATTTTCCATTTACGCTAGATACTTCAAATCCAAATAATGTATGGATGAATGAAATGTCTTCTGAAGAATTAAAAATTAACAAACCTAAAGCGTATAGACAATTCTTAGATCTCTATAACTTTATGTCAGGAGATTCTCTAGTATATTTGATGCCTTCATATGGAGAATATCAAGATCAAGTTTATGTAGCTAATTTAGGGATTTATCTTCCTCATATTAAAGACTCAAACAATATTATTTTATCTAACTTCACCTCAGACCCAAGAAAAGGAGAAGAAAAAGTAGGTAAATCGTTTTTCCAAATGATGAATTATGATGTTCATATGTGTCCCCATAAATGGGAAGGAGAAGCAGATCTTAAATATTTAAAAGATAATGTTTATATTGGTGGATATGGTATTCGTTCTGAATATGAATCATATGAGTGGATGGAAGAAAACTTTGATATGGAAATTATTAAAGTGGAAATGATGGAAGATTATTTATATCATTTAGATTGTTCTATTTTTCCTTTAACTAAAAACAAAACTTTAATTTGTACGGAATTATTTGATAAACCTGAGTTAGCGCTTATAGAAAAGTATACTGAAATTATAGACATAAATGAAGATGATGCTTTTGGAGGTTTAACTAATTCAGTAAGAATGGGAAATATGATTTTATGTGCTTCTAATATTTCTGAATTATCTATTAAAGATAAAGATTATGAAGCCGAAAGAAATAAAATCTTTACTTTAGAAAAAATTTGTGCTAATGAGGGCTTAGAACCCGTTATTTTTAACTTATCAGAATTTATGAAATCAGGTGCTATGTTAAGTTGCCTTATTTTCCACTTGAACCGTGTAGATCAAAATAAAACCTTATTATAATGGCTAAAACATTAGAAGACTGGCTAGAAACAGATGTAGAAGAGTTATCAAAACTATCTGTAAGTGAATTATCAAATACATTTTTCTTCAGAGACCCTCTTAGGCCAAATTATATTGACTACCAACATTTCTACTCCCCAGCGGATGGTACTATTTTATATCAAAAGTTTGTAGAAGATGCAGATGATCCTATTGTTGAAATTAAGGGAGTTAATTATACTTTAAAAGATGTATTACAAGATAAAACATATAATAAACCATCTTTGGTAATTGGTATTTTTATGTCGTTTTATGACGTTCATATAAACCGTATACCTTATGCTGGAGTTCTTTCATATAAACCATTGGATCCTATAGAATCTATGAATAGACCAATGTTAGCAACGGAAAAAGACATTTTAGATATGGCTATTAACCCTAACAATATGGAGTATCTAAAATATAATGAAAGAATGAGAAATACTATATATTCTACTAAGTTAGATTATACTTATGATTTGGTTCAAATAGCAGATGAGGATGTTAATGTTATTGCTCATTTTGTTAGTGAACAAAAAGAACCTATGTGTCAAAATGAAAGATTTAGCTTAATTAGATGGGGTTCTCAAGTTGACTTAGTCCTTCCTTTAGATCCTAGATTTGATTTTGAATTATTATTAGATGATGAAATGCATGTTGAGGCAGGTAAAGATAAACTGGTTCGAATAAATTTCAAATAATAAAAAAATTCTTAAGTTAAAATAAGAGGCTCCAGATTTGGGGCCTTTTTTGATATTTATAATAAATGTAGTTTCATGGCTAAATCAAATATTGAAAAGATTCCACCCAAAGGTGATATTAGATTTTCTATTTCTTTGAATGAAGAGCAAAAACAAGCTAAAGAATTAATATATCAAAAACCTTTTAGTTTTGTAATAGGAAAGGCAGGATCAGGAAAAACATTACTTTCAGTACAAGTTGCGCTTGATATGTTCTTTAAAAGACAAATCAATAAAATTGTTATAACACGCCCAACAGTTTCCAATGAAGATAATGGATTTTTACCAGGTTCATTAGAAGAGAAATTAGAACCATGGTTAGTCCCTATCAGATCAAATATGCGAAAAGTGTATAATAAACCTGATATTTTAAATAAAATGGAAAGTGAGGAAAATATTGAATTAGTTTCATTGACTCACTTTAGAGGTAGAACATTTGAAAATGCTATTTGTATTATAGATGAGTTCCAAAATTTAACTAAACAACAATTACAAATGTGTTTAGGAAGATTAGGTAAAGATTCATTTATGATTTTTACAGGAGATAGCCAACAAATTGACTTAAAATACAAAAATGACTCAGCAATTCATGAAGTTGCAAAATTAGAAAAATCTCAGTTTGTAAATAAAATTATTTTACGAGAAAATCATAGACATGAGGCATTAAATGAAATATTTGAATTATTAAAAGGTTATGAATAATTTAATATTTATTATAAAACATAACCATGGCAGATTTAAACGTTCTTATTAGAGAAAGAATAAACCTTGAAGGTACTGAAAGAGGTACAGATTATAATTTAACTCTCACAGAAGTCAATTATATAGATAATAGAATTATAAATTGCCCTTCAGGATCAACAACTACAATAGCTACTTTTGGATCATTACCAGGTGCAGGTCAATTTGTAACTTCAAGTTTAAAATATGCTAGAGTTACTAATTATTCTTCTACTAATCCATGCCGATTAAAAGTTAAAAATGATCAAGAAGAAGGTACTAGTTTTATAATTGCCCCTAAAGGTTCATTCTATTTATCTTCTATATATCAAAGTAATGATGTTAGTTCTTTTCCTAATATTACTGAATATGTTACCTCTTTAGAAATTACTCCTTCTGGAAGTGATGTTAAAATTGAATACTTTATAGCAACTACTTAATAATATATTATGAATGTACCTATTTGGCCTGGATCATCTTCTTTCAACCCCGGGGATACTCCTTTTGGTTTTTATGATTATGATCCCCAATTTCAATATGATGCTGATAAAGTAGCAGTATTTTGTTCTAGAAGATTAGGATACCCTTTAAATGATATAGAACTACAAGATATAAACTTTTATACTGCATTTGAAGAAGCCATAACTACTTATGGTAATGAGGTTTATGCTTTCCAACTATCTGAAAATTATTTAGATTTGGAAGGTATGGCTACTGGTTCAGCTGTAAATAATCAACTGATTAGACCTAACTTAGCTTCTATTATAAGATTATCATATGAATATGGTACTGAAGCAGGTGTAGGAGGTAACGTAACATGGAGAAGAGGAGAAATCTCTATGTCAGCTAATGTTCAAACATATGATTTAGATACATGGGCTATTGAACAAGGAATAACTAGTGGAGATTTAGAAGTTAGAAGAATATTTTATAGAGAAGCTCCTCCTATTATAAGATATTTTGATCCTTATGCAGGTGTGGGTACTAATCCTCAAGGATTAATGGATGCCTTTGGTTTTGGAAGTTATTCCCCAGGGATAAATTTTTTAATGATGCCCTTAAATTTTGATTTGCAAAGGATTCAAGCTATTGAATTTAATGATAATATTAGAAGATCAAATTATTCATTTGAATTGATTAATAATCAATTAAGAATATTCCCTATACCTACTCAAAATTATACTTTATATTTTGATTATATTTTAAAATCAGATAGAAACAATCCATTCTTTAGTGGTAGTTTATATAATGGAGTAGCTACTAATGTATCTAATGTGCCTTATAATAATCCTACATATTCTTTAATTAATGCTATTGGTAGACAATGGATATTTGAATATACATTAGCTTTATGTAAAGAAATGTTAGGTTATGTACGAGGTAAATATCAAACTGTACCTATTCCTAATGCAGATGTTACTCTAAATCATGCTGATTTAATATCAGCTGCTACTACTGAAAAAGCAGCTTTAATAGAAAGATTAAGAGGATATTTAGATGAAACTTCTAGAAGTAAACTTTTAGAAAAGAGAGCTTTAGAAGGAGATAATGTTCAAAAAGAGTTATCTAAAATACCTTACCCAATCTATATAGGATAATTATGTGCGCTTTATTTGGTCGTCAACGTGATATAAGTTTATTTAGACACATCAATCGAGAATTGTTATGGGATGTTGTTACTCAACAAATTGCATATTATAAAATTAAAATTGAAGAAACCTATACCAATTTATATGGAGAATCTTCTAATGGTTATATATTTGCTGAACCTGTTTTATTAAATTGTAGAATAGAAAGAGAAGGCCAATCACAACCTTTAACAGATTTTGGACCTGATTTTGCTTGGGGTACAACATTCATGTTTTTAAGAGATGATTTAGTAGATGCTAATCTAGTACCCGAAGTGGGAGATATAATTATGTATTATGATACTTACTACGAAGTAGATGAAACAAATGCTAACCAATACTTTATAGGAAAAAATCCTGATTATCCTTATGATCCTAATCCTTTAAATCCTGGGTTAGAACAATTTGGGTATAATGTATCTATAATATGTAAAACCCATGTTGTACCTGCTGATAAGGTTGGGATAACTAAAGAAAGATTATAATGGCAAATCAAGGAAAAACTCCTATACCCAAAACTCAAAAGGAGATAAGTAACTCTCTTATTAATCCTTATGATACTACTAGAGGTAATCCTAATACTTCAGGTGAGTTAAATAGAGGAAATGAAATTTCTTTTAAAAATGATACCACAAAACCATTAGTTGTAAGTATTAAAGATGTTGATGAATCTATTATGTATTACTTTAATGAGGTAATTAAGCCTTATGTGATACAAAATGGGCAACGTATTAATGTACCTATTATTTATGGGAATCCTGAAAGATGGAAATCAGTTCAAAAAGATGGCTTTTATAGAGATAAGAATGGGAAAATAATGGCTCCTATTTTAATGTTTAAGCGAAATAATATTAATCGTGTTAAACTTACAACTAAATTAGATGCCAATCATCCATTAAATTATTATTACTTCCAAAGTAAATATACTACTAGAAACACTTATGATAAATTTAATATTCTAAATAATCGTATCCCTGAAAAGCAATTATATGCAGTTACAATCCCAGATTATGTAAATATCTCATATGAATGTGTAATTTATACTTACTATGTAGAACAAATGAATAAAATAGTAGAGGCTATAAATTATGCAGCAGATTCATATTGGGGAAATCCTGAGCGTTTTAAATTTAAGGCAGGAATTGATTCATTTACTACTGCAATAGAATTAAGTGAAGGAAGTGAAAGAGTAGTTAAGTCTACATTTGGAATTAATATGTATGGTTATATAGTTCCTGATGTTCCTCAAAGAGATATTTTATCACAAAAGAAAATGTCAACTAAATCACAAGTAGTATTTGGTATAGAAACTGTAGCAGATATAAATCAAATTGGAAACCAAAATCAAATTGATACAAATAATCCAAATAACACAGATATAAATTTTTAATGTTTTTGAAATCTTTTTAATATTTATAAAATGAACAATAAAGTCAAGTTATCTCAAGAAGAACTTCAATCACTGAAGTTGTTGCAAGAAAAGCAAAATCAATTAGTTGTTAAGTTTGGTCAATTAGAGTATGAAATCCAAAATTTGGAACTTCAAAAAGAAACTGCAATTGATCAATTAAGTAAATTAAAAGAAGAAGAAGAACTAATTGGAAATCAATTAACCCAAAAATATGGTAATGGTTCTATAGATATAGAATCTGGTTATTTTACAAAATTAGAATAAAAATAAAAATTAAAAAATGGCAGAACAAATAGTATCACCTGGTGTATTTGCAAGAGAAAACGACCAGTCATTTATCCAACCCGCACCTGTAGAAGCTGGGGCTGCTTTAGTAGGTCCTACAGTTAAAGGTGCTCCTTATGTACCTACTTTGGTAACTTCATATAGTGATTACCAAAATAAATTTGGAACTACTTTTACTAGTGGAGGACAAGTTTATACTTTCTTAACTTCAATTGCCGCCTATAATTACTTTAATGAAGGAGGTGAAACTCTTTTAGTTACTAGAGTAGTATCAGGTGGTTTCTCTAATTTTACTTCTGCAACTTCAACTGCTATTAGTAATAGTAATAGTGATATAGCTTTTGAACTTAGAACTATTTCAAAAGGAATTATTCAAAATTCAACTAGCTCAGAAGATTCAAATGGAGCCTTAGAAAGTGGATCTAAAGATAATATTAGATGGGAAATTTCTCAAGCTAGTACAGGATCAGGTACATTTACACTCTTAATTAGAAGAGGAAATGACATTACAAATGAGAAAACCATCTTAGAAACATATGCTAATATCTCACTTGATCCTTTTTCAGAAAATTACATATCTAAAATAATTGGTGATCAAGTACTAACATTACAAGGTAGTGGGGCTTCTTCATATCTGCAAATGTCAGGTTCATATCCTAATAAGAGCTCATATGTTTATGTTAGTTCAGTAAACAATCCAACCCCTAATTATTTTGATAATGCAGGAAATGGAAAAACTCAATATGCAAATTTGGTTCCTGTAGTGGCAAGTGGTTCATTCGAGAACGCATCAGGAGACATTATTAGTACAATTGCAGGAGGAGATAGATATTATCAAAATATAACTTCAGCTAATTCACAAGGTTTAACAGGAAGTGACTATACAGATGCTTTAGGATTATTAGCAAATAAAGATGAATTTCAATATAATGTTATCTCTTTACCTGGTATGATCAATGCTGCTGCAGGTCATACTTCAACTATAACAACTTTAATATCTAATACTCAAACTAGAGGGGATGCAATCGCAGTTATTGATCCTGTATTATATGGAGATACAGTTCAAGGAGCAGTAACTGAAGCTGGTACTCGTAATACAAGTTATGCTGCGATGTACTGGCCTTGGTGTCAAGTAGTTGACCCTGATACAGGTCAAGCAGTTTGGGTACCTGCTTCTACACTAATCCCTGGAGTATATGCATTTAATGATAGAATAGCAGCTCCTTGGTTTGCCCCTGCAGGTTTAAATAGAGGTACTTTATCAACTGTAGTAAGAGCAGAAAGAAAATTACCAAATACTGATAGAGATACTTTATATCAAGGAAAAGTCAATCCAATAGCAACTTTCCCAAATGCTGGAGTTGTAGTATTTGGTCAAAAGACCTTGCAAACTAGAGCAACTGCACTTGATAGAGTAAATGTTAGAAGATTGTTAATTGCACTTAAGTCATTTATTTCACAAATTGCAAATAACTTAGTATTTGATCAAAATACAATAGCAACAAGAAATAGTTTCTTAAGCCAAGTAAATCCTTATTTAGAAAGTGTACAACAAAGACAAGGTTTATTTGCTTTTAAAGTAGTAATGGATGATACTAATAATACTGGAGATGTAATTGATAGAAATCAATTAGTAGGTCAGATTTTTATTCAACCTGCTAGAACTGCTGAATTTGTAATACTTGATTTCAATATATTACCTACAGGAGCTGAATTCCCTGCATAAAAAATTTAAAGCTGAATATTTATAATAAAACTTAAAAACAAATACAATGGCAATATTAGATCCAAACGAAATATTTTTTACAGCCTTTGAGCCTAAACAGGCCAATAGATTTATCCTTTATGCAGATGGTTTTCCAAGTTTCATGATTAAAAAAGTGTCGGGTTTTAATATAGAAAATGGAGAAGTAGTTCTTAACCATATAAATGTGTTAAGAAAAGTTAAAGGTAAATCCAAATGGAGTGATGTATCATTAACTTTATTTGATCCTATTACTCCTTCAGGTGCTCAGGCTGTAATGGAATGGGTAAGATTACATCATGAGTCTGTGACAGGTAGAGATGGTTATTCTGACTTCTATAAGAAAGATTTAACTCTTAATGTTTTAGGACCTGTAGGTGATATTGTTTCTGAGTGGATCTTAAAAGGAGCATATATTAAAACAGCTAGTTTCCCAGAATTTGCTTGGGATACAGAAAATAGTGCTGTTGTGTTAGACATAACTTTAGGTATTGATTACGCAGTATTGAATTTTTAATTTTAAAATACTTTTGAAAGAAAGTCCACTTTTGGTGGGCTTTCCTTTTTTAATGTATATTTATTATAAGAAAACGTTTTAAAAAAATAAAATCTATGAATGAATTTAAATTCCCAACTGAAACTATTGAGTTACCTTCAAAAGGTTTTTTGTATCCAAAAGACAATCCTTTATCAAGCGGTAAAATTGAAATGAAGTATATGACTGCTAAAGAAGAGGATATCCTAACCAATCAAAATTATATTAAAAATGGCACCGTACTTGATGAGTTATTAAAATCTCTTATTGTATCTAAAGTTAATTTAGATGATCTACTTATAGGAGATAAAAATGCTTTATTAGTTGCGGCTCGCATATTAGGTTATGGTAAAGATTATACGTTTAATTATGAGGGAGAAGAAATTACTATAGATTTATCTAAGTTAAATGCTAAATACTTAGATGAAAGTCTTACTATTGAAGGTAAAAATGAATTTAGTTTTATTTTACCTAATTCTGATACATCAATAACTTTTAGACTTTTAACCCAAAAAGATGATAAATTGATAGAACAAGAAATTAAAGGATTAAAAAAAATTAATAAAAATTCCAATCCTGAAATTTCAACTCGAATGAAATATATAATAACATCTGTAAATGGTGAAGTTGATAAAAAGCATATTAGAGAATTTGTTGATAATTATTTATTAGCCAGAGACTCTAGAGCTTTAAGATCTTATATCAAAGAAATTCAACCTGATATTGAATTAAAATTCCCATATTTAAATTCTAATAGCGTAGAGGAGGACGTTAATGTTCCTATTAACACTACCTTTTTTTGGCCTGACATCTGATTATAGAATTTATTTATTTTCACAAATCCATGATATTGTTTTCCATGGGAAAGGAGGATATGATTATAATACAGTTTATAATATGCCTATATGGTTAAGAAAGTTTACTTTTAATAAAATAAAAGAATGGTATGATAAAGAAACTCAGGAATACCAAAAATCCCAAAATAGTAATGTTCATAACATAATTGATGAAAAGGGAAATGTTAATATTCCTGATTTTTTAAAAAATAACAATAAAACTTCTTATAATGTGGGGGTATCAAAAAAATGATATTCCCATATTTATTGTTATATAATATCTTATTCAAATGGACTTAAACTCAGATCAATTAAAGGAATATAATAAATTATTAGAAGAAACTTCAAAATTATCATCTAAAATTGGTGAGGATTTTGATTCTTATGAGTTCCCCACACAATCTGCTAAAATCACAGTAGCTGAATTTGAAAAATTAAAAAAAATAGCCCAAGCAGTTAAAGAAGAATATAAAGAATTCACCTCAGATATTTCATCAGCAGTTCAGGGATTTAAAGAATCAGTTAATGAAATGAAAAACTTTAAATCTGGGGTTAATGAAGCTACAAGTATATACAAAAAATTAGGAGACATAGCATTTGATATTCAAAAGTCTCAATCAGGTATATCAAAACTTTCTTTAAAAGAATTAGAAACTAACAAGAAAAAAATTGACACTCAATTATTAATAGCTAAAAATACTAAAACAACTTTAGAAAGAGAATTAGATATTTTAGGAAATACTGAAAAAGATATAAAGCAACGAGAAAGAATAGAATTAGCTTTAAAAAACATTAATGCTCTATTAGAGGATGAAGACAATAATCTAAAACAAACAACTGAGACTTTAGAAGATAATATAACACAAGCTAAAAAATTTGAAAATGCATTAGGATTAACTGGTACAGCAGCAGATGGGATAACTGAATCTTTAAATAAATTAGGATTAAGTAGTTTAAGTGAAAGATTAGGAATATCAGATGCTAAAGATGAGGCTGAATCATATGCTGAAGTTTTAAAAAGCTCAGGAGAAGATATAGGAACTATAAATAACCAATTCAAAATAGCTGGAAATTTTGTATCAAATTTAGGAGAAAATTTATTCTCAGCTTTTGCTCCTTTAGATTTAGCAGTTATGGCTATAGGATTTATAGTAGATGCTATGGTCAGTGCTGATGAAAGAGCAGGAAAATTAGCTAAAAACTTTGGTATTTCTTATGATGCGGCTCGGGGTTTATCAAGTGAGTTAAATGACTCTGCTAATTCTTCTTATTTATTAAATATTACTACCCAAGGTTTAGCTGAAACCTTTACTGAAATAAATAATAGATATGGAACTTTTGCTGTTATTAGTGAAGCAAATTTAGAAACTTTTTCTGACTTAAAGGATTTAGCAGGTCTAACCTCAGAAACTATAGGAACTATAAGTGATTTATCCTTATTAACTGGAGAAAATGCTGAGGATGTAACTAAAGAATTTTTAGGACAAACCGCAGCTCTTAATAACCAATATGGTATTGCCTTAAATGAAAAACAAATCTTAGAAGGAATATCTAAAACCTCAGCTGCTACTTTATTAACTTTTAATGCTCAAGGTAAATCTTTAGCTGAAGCTATTTTCAAGGCAACTGCATTAGGGATGAGTTTAGCAGAAGTAGAAAATATAGCAAGTTCATTATTAGATTTTGAGTCTTCTATATCAAATGAATTATCAGCTGAATTAATAACAGGAAGGCAACTAAATTTAGAAAAAGCTAGAGAAGCAGCATTAACAAATGATTTATCTACTTTAACTGAAGAAATATCTAAAAATATAGGGTCAGCCGCTGAATTTGGAAAGATGAATGTAATCCAACAAGAAGCTTTAGCTAAGGCTGTAGGTATGAATAGAGAAGATTTAGCTAAATCTCTTAAAACACAAGAAGAGTTAGAAAAATTAGGAACTTCTATGAATGAAGTTCAAGAAAAATTTAATAAAGCTTTAGAAGAAGGAAAAAGTATTGAAGAAGCAAGAGCTATAGCAGGTGATAATTCATATTCTAATATGTTAGCGTCTCAAACTGTAGGAGAAAGATTTCAAGCAACTATGGAAAAATTAAAAGAGGCATTTGTTCCTTTAGGAGAAGCATTACTTCCGGTTGTTGATTCTTTTGCTGAAATATCTAAAATAGTAGGTCCTATAGTTGGATTTATTGGGCAAATATTTAAGGGATTAGATTATATTACCGGTGGTTCTCTACCCTATTTAATAGCTGGGTTTGGTACTTGGAAACTATTAACTAGTTCTATATTTAAAAATATGTTTTCTATATTCACTACTCAAGGTAGAATTAATATAGCTAAAAAATTAGGCTTAATAACCGATCAACAAGCTACTGTTGCTCAAAAAGCGGCAAATATGATGACTAAAGACAGTGTAAGAAATTCTAGAGCTGCTAATTTTTATAAAAATAAAACCCTAGGTGCAACTATTAGAACTAATATACAAGAAGGAATCACAACAGCTAAAACTAAAGTATCTTTAGGATTAGAAAATCTTAGAGCAAGAGCAAAAGCAAGAACTGAAGCAGCCGAAAATAGGATAGGATTTGCTGCTGTTAAAACTAGAATAAAACAACTTGGAGGATTTTTAGTAGATGTGGGTAAATATGCTTTAAAAGCAGGTATGGCTGTAGCCGGGATACCTATTATAGGACCTATCTTAGCAATAGCAGCAATAGCAGCAGCCGCTGCGGGAGGTATGGCTTTATATCGAAAATTTTCTAAAGCCGGTGATATTATGTCCCCGGCTAAGGGTAAAACTCAAATATCAACTAAAGAAGGAGGATTATTTGAATTAAGCCCAAATGATGATATTATAGCAGCCCCAGGTTTATTATCAGATGATAACAAACGTCAAAATGATGATATCATAGCAGCCCCAGGTTTATTATCAGATGATAACAAACAAAGTGTTTCCTCACCTACCATAAACATACAACCATTAGTAGATAAATTAATGTCTATAGAAAATGTTTTAACTCAAATTCTAAATAAAGATAGTAATATTTCTATTGATTCTACAAAATTAGGAACCGCAATGTCAATTTCATCTGCAAAAATTCAATAAAATTTAATATTTATAAACAAAAACATATTATGGGACTATTAAACAAATTAACACAAATTGGAACTATTTTTGGATTTAATGGTGGAAATCCAACAGTAAACACCACAGCAGGAGAAAACACTCCAAATATAATGTTAGAAGGATCACAATTAGATTTAGATGGAGTAACCCCACCAAAATATTTAGATAATCCTCCACAATAAAAATGGGATTAATTGATTTAAAAACAGATCTTAAGTCTCTTAAATATGGGGATGGATCTTTTGGTGATAGAAGAGGTAATGGTTGGAGTGGTCAACCTTATATTACTACTGATATCCCAGAAGAACCTGAAGGGGCAAGGACTGATTTTTTATTAAGACAAGGGGCGTTAATTAGAAGTGGAAAAGATACTTCAAGATTAACCCAATTTTTATTTGATACTAAAAATTTAAGTGGATTTGGATTTATAAGCAAACAAATTGCTTTATCTTTATTAAATCCTATAGTTGTAGGTAAACCAAATAGACAAACTCCTATATCTGGTTTATACAATCCTGTTAATACTATAGCACAAGTGGCAGGAAATGCTTTAGGATTACATATTGAAAAGCAAGGTCTTTTACCTCTATTTAATGATACTAGAAAGTACTTACAACTGACTAGAGAATACAATGAAGAATCTACTAATAAGCTTACTATTTTATATAATAGTAAAATCCAGAATAAATCTATATTCCCTACTGGAGCTTCTTTACATGGTATAGATGATTTAAATTCAAATAACTTATTTAAGTATTTAGGAGGACCTGGGGGAATAAGAACTATAATTCCATTATCTAATCCAACTATAAAGAAAACAGATACTGCTTCAACTATTCCTACATTAGAAAGTACTCCTAATTCAGATATCAGACAAACTTATATTAATGGTTCATTTGGGGAAATTAGTTTTTCGGATGCGTTAGCATTTTATAATACTACTGATATTACTAGAGCCACAGCTAAAAGTTCTTCATTTGATTCTAGTAAAATAATTACAAATCCTTTAAGTCAGATACAACCTACATCTCCACTCCCCCCAACCCAACAACATAGAATAGGGTCATCTAATACTCCTCGAGTTTTAGGATTCTCTTCTAATTATTTTCAAGACTTAAGTTTTGTTGAGAATTTTACTTTAATCCCAGAAAGATCTAATGCCCAACCCTCATTATTAACAAATTTAGAACCTGGAGAAGTTCCTTCTGTTAATCCTATAATTACAGATCCTACTACTCAAATAAAAAAAGGACGTGAATTCGAACCTTTCCAAGATAATAGGATAGATAGCGGTAGTATGAAAAGAGTTTTTGGGTTATCTTCTAGGTATTCTACTTGGTTAAGTTCTTATAATGATAAATTTTATATCCCACAAAGATCTAATACCCAACTCTCTAATCCGGATTTTCAACCTCGACAAAATAATCCTATAATTACAGATCCTATTACTCAAATAGAAAAAGGAGAAGATTTTATATCCCCCCCTTTCCAAGATAATAGGATAGATACAAATAATATTGATAGAGTTTTAGGTATATCTAAAATAGATGGAGGTATAAATGACCCCTCTATAAAAAACGCTCTTCCAGCAAATATGCCTAATAGGGTAAATGCAAATCCTACAGTTACTCAAACTAGTCTTAAAAGTATACAATTAGCTCAAAATAAACCTACTAATCAAAATCTTACTCTTTATGTACCTGAAAATAAAGCAGGAAAAATTATTACAGATGCAGCTTCTACTTATGGAAGATCAAAAGCTGTAAGTTATTTAATAACTACTTCTGATTCAGATACAAATCCTAATTTATACACTTCTACAAATCAAAATAGTAAGCTTGAAGGTAATGATATTATTAAATTTTATATAGAAGTTATAAATAATGATAGCTTACAATCTGAGTATTTATATTTTAGGGCTTATATTGATAATTTTAGTGATGGTTTTTCTTCTACATGGAATGAAACTAAATATGTAGGTAGAGCTGAAGGTTTTTATGCTTATGGAGGATTTAATAGAAGTATTTCTTTAGGATTTACAATATATGCTCATTCTGAAAAAGAATTAAAACCTATTTATACAAAATTAAACCAACTTGCGGGTATTGTTTCCCCAGATTATAGTGGAATAGGTTTTATGAGAGGAACTTATGTTAAATTAACTGTGGGGGATTACTTAAAATCAGTACCAGGAATTATAAAAGGATTTAAAATGGAAGGTTTATTAGATGGGGGATGGGGAATAAAAGCTGGAGAACAACTTCCTAAACATATAAAAATTAGTGGAATGGACTTTCAACCTATACATGATTTTGTCCCTAGAAAAGATGCTCAATATTTTAATGTATAATGAATAGATATAAAAACATACCTTTATTTATAAACCCAGACAATAAAAGATATTATGCTGAAAGTAAATATCCTGAAGTTGTCTTGTCAAATAATGATATTTATGTTATAACTAACTCAGGAGATAGATTAGATATTTTAGCTCAACAATTTTATGGAGATTCAAGTTTATGGTGGATAATATCTATAGCAAATTCTAATTTATCTCAAAATTCATTATTTATTCCTGAAGGGACTCAATTAAGAATACCAATTGATCCCTCAAATATTGAACTAACTTTTAATTCTTTAAATCAAAATGTTTAAGTTATGGGCAAAACTAATAATCTACTAGGAGAATCATTTTCTGATTGGGTGGGAAAACAAATAGAAGTTAGACAAGAAGTTTTAGGTAAATACTCTAACCAAAACCCTTCAGATTTACAATATTATACAAGTAAAACAGCATGGATTCAACTAACCTCAGGAGTAAATATAACTCAAGAAAAAGCTGCAGAATTAAATCTTTCTGCAACTTATGCAAATAATAAATTAGCTAGTGATTTCATTTTAAGAGGAGGTGTTGAAAGTGGAAATGGAAAAAAAGGAGGTATTTTAAATAATTATAATAATGCTTTTTTATCTGATACAGCATATGGGTTGGCTTCTAATAAAAATTTTGGCCTATCCCCTATGCCTGGTTTATTAAGTGCTGAAATTAAATCTTTGAATAGAGGTTCTTTAAAAGAGGCATCAGTTAAAATAAAATGTTTTAATAAATTTCAATTTGATATAATTGATACTTTATTTATGAAACTTAAATACCCTGTTTTATTAGAATGGGGACATTCTATTTATTTAGATAGAAACAAAACCACACAAAAAAATATATATACTATAGCTCAGACCTTTCTAGGAAAAAATCCATCCATTCCTACCCCTACCCAAGATGATATATATTCAGAAATTGAAAAAAACCGAAAAAATTTTGAGGGAAATTATGATGGAATTTTGGCTTATGTTAAAAACTTTAATTGGTCTTTAAATGTAGATGGATCTTATGATATTACAATATCTCTTATTTCAATAGGAGAAATAGTTGAATCACTAAAGTTCTCTTTAAGAAATGCTGCTTCTCCTGAAATAGGAGGAGGAAAGAAGACTAGAAATTCTTTAGAAGCTTTTTTCCTTTTTTGGGAAAAAAAAATTGAGGCAGATCAAAGTTGGTTTGCGCGATATTTCTACGAACCAAATTATGTAACTCAACCTAAAATACTTAGTGATGATTTTAAGGGATTTTTTGGAAAACAAAATATTTCTCTTCGTCTTGATCCTTCTCAAAAAGCTCCAAATGAATATGTTAGATTAGATTTTAATGAAATAGATACTGAAGGACCAGGAAATGTTGGGACAAATCATTATTTTACATTAGGTTTTTTATTAAGATTTATTGAATCTTATCTATTATATTATGATAAAAAGAAAAATCCTGTATTTAAGATATTTACTGATTATGACAGTAATTATTGTTTTACGTTAGACCAACATACTTCTATAGATCCTAGAGTATGTTTAATACCTGTAAATCCTACAAGAGTAAATTATCTATTTAGATTTTATAAATTAGATACAAATGGAGATAAAATATATGTAGATTATTTAGGTAACCCTAAGAATTATGGAAATACAGGATATGTTGTAAGTAAAGCAAAACCATTATTAGTGAGTGCAAAAGGTAAAAATTTAAATATGGAAATTATAGGAGAATCCTCCATAACCCCAACATCAACAAATGACAATATTACAAAACTTAATCAATATATTGATGGTTTTAGAGATGCATCATATAAGAATGTTGGTTATTTAATGCATATTAGAGTTAATTTTAATTATATTAGAAAAATTTTTGATGAATCATACCAAAATGATGAATTTTCTTTATATGATTTTTTAACTTCTTTAATGAAGGGTATCCAAAAAGCTTTAGGAAATGTTAATGATTTTGAAGTAACTTGTGATCCTGAAACTAATACTTTAAAAATTATAGACAATACTTACATTCCTGGTATAAAAAATTTAATTTCTGATATTAACAAAAATCCTTATAAAATAAATGTAAATACCTTAAAAGATAATTTTGGTAGTTTTGTTAAAGATGTTTCTATTTCTTCTGAAATTACAAAAGAAATTGCCAATGAATTAACTATAGCTGCTACCGCCAATTCCCAAGATTCAAACCAAACTGGAGTTAATGGTTCAAGATTTTCTCATTTAAATGCAGGATGTGAAAATAGAATTTTAATTTTATCTGATAATTTTTCTAATGATGTAAGTTCTGGCTCTCCTTCTAGTTCTCCTACTAGAGATCCTAAAGAAGTATTTGGGGAAAATCTAATTAAATTTAATAAATTTATTGATGATTTATTTATTCAAGTTAATGGAGGTATTGGTATAGTTAAAGAAGATGAAATTGATAATTATACTGAATTATCTGATCAATATTTTAGTTATCTTTTAGGGAAAGAAGAATCATCAGGAGTGTCCTATGATGGAAGAGGATTTATACCTATTAATCTATCTTTAACCATGGATGGTTTAAGTGGAGTAAAGATATATGAAAAATTTACAATCAATGAAGAATATCTTCCTCAAAGTTACCAAAATAACTTAGATTTTTTAGTTAAAGGAATTTCTCATACTATTGATAGTAATGGTTGGGTAACTAAATTAGAAACTTTAGGCATTCCTAAAATATCAGGAGATAATGTAGTAAAAACTGTTGCAGTAACAGCACAATCTACTCCTTCAGTTCAATCAACTTCATCAACTTCTGCTTCTCCACCACTAACTACGAGACAATGGATAACAAATATTGTGAAATCAGCACAATCCAAACAAACTCCTTTACCTAAATCACCCCCACAAGGAAATAAAGGTAAAAATGGTAGGCTTTCTGATGATCAATTAATGGTAATTCCTGGAAGTAAAAGAACTAGAAAATTATTAAAAGGTGGGCCTGCTGAAGACTTTATAAGAATGTTCAATGATGCTGCGGCAGAAGGCATCAATATAGAAGTATCATCTGCATATAGAACATATAAGACACAATATGACATAATGGACTGGGGTTTATATGTACGAACTGGTGGTGATCCAACTCACGAGGCAACCATTAAGAATGAAATCGATGTAAAGCCAACTAAAGGTGCTAAGAGAAAGAAAGTAGATTCTAATGGTGAAGTCGCTGTGGCTTGGCCAGGTACTTCAAATCATGGTTGGGGTAAAGCTGTAGATATTGGACCGGAAGCAGCTCAAACATGGGTTAAAAAGAATGGATTCAAATATAATTGGTCTTGGTACGAGGGTAAGTCTGTAAATGAACCATGGCATTACACTTGGACTACAGACCCAAAATTACTAAAAGATTGGACAGTTTAAGATGTATTATCCAAAATCTCAAATAAAAACTAATCTTTACACGTATGGGGATACCTTTCAATTAGCCACAGGAGAATTTTATAGTGGGTTTTATTGGTCAACCTCAAATGGGAGATTTTTTACTGGGAAAAACCCAAATGATGGTATCCCTAAAGAATTATTTTTTATTATACCTCCTGAAATAGTCTCTCCTCCTGGAGTTTATTTAGAAAATATTTTAATTTTATATGATGTTGTGGGATACGATGAAGATCTAGATAGTAGTAATCTTCCTTCTGGGAGTACTATTAATAAAGATCCAAATTTAGAGAATGTTGAAACCTACCTCAACATATCAAATTCTTTATCTTCTACTTTACAACAACTTCCAACATATTCTCCTACTTTACCTACAGAAGAAAATTATAAGATAGGTGAATTTGAGAGATATTTTTGTGTAAAAAGAAACCAAAATATCTATCTTGAAATAAAAAAAGATATTTATGATAAATTATTAAATAGGAATTCTCAAATTGCATGGCAATTATATAAACCATTTAAATTACCATGGACATTGACTGGGGTGAAAGAACAGGTATTCTTAACTAATAAAAATATAGTAACATTAACTTCACAACGTAATCAATTGGTAGGATTTAATCTTTACTTAAAAGAAGATTATTTAAAATATTATAATGGCTGAAAAATTTTTAGTAGACAAAGGACCTATATTTACCCCAAATGTTGAGTTCCAACAAAATGTAACAGTAGATAAAAATTTAGCTATTGAAGGTATTCCTAATGTTTCGGAATCTATTGCAAACTCGAAAACCTTCCCCAGACCTGGAGGTTCTGATACTCAAGTTCAATTTAATAATAAAGGTTCCTTATCAGGAAATTCTAACTTTACTTTTAATCCTGCAACTAATCTTTTAAATTTAAAAGGTAATATAACAGGTAGTACTACAATATCAGCTGTAACTGGAAGTTTTGATTTAATTGATGGAGGATCTTTTTAATGATAACTAGAGTACCTTTTAAATGGGATAATGCTAATTTTGCATGGAATAATGGGACACCTTTTCCAAATCAAAGTACTTCTCCTTTTAAATGGGATGATGTAGCTTTAGTAGAAGAGATAGCAGATATTGTAAGAGCAGGCGGTAGTATACAAGATTTTTTTAAAAAAGAAGAAAAAAAGAAAAAATTTATAAAACTTATATGTAAGATTCAAGGTATTGAATATAAAGAAACTAAAGAGGTAAAAGATTTTAAAATACGTATACATGATATAGAAATGGTAATTAAAGAAGTATTAGGAATAGACTTAAAAGTAAAATTATAATGTATAAATTATTCACAGATAAAACTGAGGTATTTGAATGTCAAATACAACTTGAAGGGGCTTCCTTAAAAAATAGTCAAGCAAGACTTATTATTGAATCTCCTGAAGTTAGCTTGTTATTCCAAGGAAAGATTGATAACTTAGGGAACTGTCAAATACCTATAAAAAAATTAAAAGGATTATTGGATGAATCTACTGAAGGTAAAATAAAATTAGAAGTAATAGCTGAAGATACTTATTTTACTCCATGGTCATCAGACTTTAAAGTAGCAGCATCTAAACAAGTAACAGTAGAAGTTAAACAACAAGACGCTCAAATAATTTCAGAAACTACTCCTAAAGTTCATATCTCAGGAATAAAAGAAGATAAAGAAATAAATCTAGAAGTTAAAAAACATATTAATAGATTATTAAAAGTTTTGTTAAGAGAAGATATTAATATTAATAATATTGAATATAAAAAAGATAAGTTAAATAATATAATAGGAATTTATACTGAAAAATATACTATAAAAGAAGATCAAACTCAACAAATAATTAAAGGATTAATCCAAGAGTTAAAATAGTAGGTTATGGCTTTACCTGATTTAACAGGAACAAACATAGAAGATACTTATCAACGCATCCTCCAAATGGATGGGGAAGATATTCGAAATGGTACTGGATCTCTTTTTATACCTAAATTAGCTACATCAGCTTCTTTTGTTTCTATTATTGACGGAGGTACATTTTAAAATATGGCTACAACAATAAAAATAAAAAATAGTGCAACCCCAAGCTCAACTCCTTCCTCACTTGAGCAAGGAGAAATGGCCCTTAATGTAACTGATGGAAGATTATTTTATGGTAGTGGGTCAGGAAATGATGTAAAAGAATTTACAGGAACTACTATTGATACAGGTTCATTTGCAACTACTGGTTCAAATACTTTTATTGGTGATCAAATAATTACAGGAAGTGTAGAAATTACAGGAGCAATAACAGCCTCAGCATTATCTGCTTCTTATATTGATTTTGATGGTACTACTCCTGCGTATGCTGATGGGAGATTATTCTATGATTCTGGTAACGGTGCTTTAGGTTTTTATAATGAAGAAGCAGATGTTACCTTACAAATAGGCCAAGAATTTTGGGTTTACGGAAAAAACGACTCAGGCCAAATATTAGCTAATGGTACCCCAGTACGTATTTCAGGCGCAAATGGTGCTAATATGTTATTTGCCCCTGCAATAGCAGAAGACCATACAACAGCCTCTGTGTATGAGAACCACCTAATTGGATTAATTACACATGAGGTAGGTATAAATGGGTTTGGTTATGCTACTGTACAAGGTATAGTTAGAAGTGTTAATACTGAAGATTTTACAGCAGGTGATATTTTATATCTTCAAACCGGTTCTGGAGGATTTAGAAACACACCTCCTCCTTTCCCATACGACATTGTACAGATAGGATTTGTTAAAAGAGCTCAATCACAAAATGGAGAAATTTTTGTTAAAGTTCAAGAACCTGTACATTTTAATAACATTTCGGGTATATCAGGGTCCGCATCCGAACCTGGTGATTTATGGATTTACCGATCGAATAATGCTTGGTCCCCTGGTAAAACATTGAGTGGTAGTTACGTAATTGATAATGGAAATTTAAACGTACAAGGCAATATCACAGCATCTGCTATAACCTCAAGTGGTCAAATTTATGGGCAAGTCGGAGTAAATGAATATAATACATCAAATTTACCCGCATCTAATACTTACT